GACCTAATGAGAATTGAAAACCTGTTTTTCTTTGGTCATCATCCCAAGCATAAAAATATAACTTTGCACCTGTAGATTTTTCAATTAGTGGATCTCCTTCATCAAGTTTAAGTTGTTTTTTCATTTTCACTAACTCTCCATCTTCATATGTAATTTCTCTTTTTCTTATTTCTTTTTTATGTCCACAAACAGGGCATATTGGTTGTGGTCTATAAACTGCAAAACAAACCTCGCAAGTTTCTACTGTTGCTGCGAGTTCTCCTTTTCTTTTTGTTTTTGCTTTTTGGTGTAGATCAAACTCTCTAACATCATCTACAAATCCATGACGTTTTGTATTACCTACATGATCTAAAACTATTGCAACTTTATTGGGTTCTGGTCTAAGAACTCTACCTACCTGTTGTATATATAAAGCTTCTGATTGTGTCGGTCTGAGTAAGATAGCAACATAGCATCCTTCTACATCAAATCCTTCTGAGACTACATCTATAGAAACTAATATTTGTACTTTTCCATCTTTAAAATTATCTACTAATGTTTTTCTATCATCTGAGTTCATAGAACCTGTTATAAGTTCTGCGGTATATCCAGCTTCTTTAAATTTATTAGTTACATATTGTCCATGCTTTACTGATATGCAAAATGCTATGGCTGGTTTGTTCTGTCCAAGTCTTCGATAATTCTCTACTGCATCACCAACTATATCAACCTTATCTAGTTCATCTTCTACCTCTTTTTTACTAAAATCACCCCTAATTGTCCTTATTTTGTCTAAATTTAGCTTATTTGGCGGTGCATACACCTCATGTTCTGCTAAATATTTTTGCTCAGCAAGTTCTGGAATAGTAGAACCAACAATTAATTTATCAAATATCTCTCCTAGCCCTGCACCTGTCATTCTCATAGGTGTAGCTGTTACACCAAGTTTTATAGCTGATTTATAGAAGTCAAATATCTTTCGCCAAGAATTAGCAACTGCATGATGAGCTTCATCAATAATTATCAGGTCAAATTGATCTGGATTGTTAAGTCTGTTAATTAAAGTTTGCACCGAGGCAACTTGTACATTACTCTTAGATTCCTTACGGCCTGCTGCAATTATTCCGTATTTAACATCTGCTTTAGTTAATTTATCACCAGCCTGATCTATTAATTCTTTTCGGTGTACAAGAATAAGAACACTTGCACCTTTTAAACCTGCAAGTCTTGTTATTTCAGAAAAGATAACAGTTTTGCCTGCACCTGTAGGAAGAGTAAGCAGCACAGATCTATGCTTCGCTTGAAACGATTTTCTTACGTTAGAGATTGCTGAATTTTGGTAATCTCTTAGTTGCATAGGGTTGACATTTGTTGTCTTATACTATAATATGTTGTTATATGTGTCAAGTAATTTATGGAACAGCCTAACAACTGGAGCAAGCTACAAAAAGAAACAAGTGCAGAGTTTGTAGATAAATTATTGCTATATGTAAGGACTAATAATTTTGAAGCATTTTGTTTCGCTGTTGATCGAGGTATGTGGTATTACGGCCAAGAAAAACTAACTTATTTAATGCACAAAAACTTATTAACAAAAATTTCTGAGTGTGGTGAGTTAGATAAATTTTTAGCGTGGGGAGCAAAGTTTAATGATCTATAAACCACTGGTAATGTCCAACGAAGAGTATCATGCAAAAACTAAGTATGAGTCTTCCTCTACTGTTCGCAAAGCACTAATTAGTCCTAAAAAATATCTACACGATAAGACTGCTGAATCTGCACCTACTAAGGCTATGGAAGAAGGTACTGCTGTTCATACATTCTTTTTAGAAAATGAATTATTTAAAAATAGATATTGCTATAAACCAAAAGCATTTAATGGTAGGACTAAAGAAGGCAAACAATGGATGGAAGAGCATGGTCATCTAAATGTACTAGCTGCTGAGTGGGAAGAAAACCTTATACATATGAACCATAGTTTCTTAGCAAGTCCAGCTAAGATGATTTATGACATGGAAGGATTAACAGAATTAAGCTTTTTTAGCGAAGATTTAGGCGGAATAAGGGCAAAATGCAGGCCAGATTGGATTTCACACGATAAAAACATAGTTGTTGATCTTAAGACCACACAAGATGCAAGTCCTAAAGGTTTTCAAAAGTCTATAGGACAATTCGGCTACCACATTCAAGCCAGTTGGTACTTAAAAGTTTTACAAAACCTAGGCTTCGATTCTTATGACTTTATATTTATTGCCATAGAAAAAACAGCACCTTTTTGTGTTGGTGTATATCGTGCCAGCATGGAAATGCTTGAAGAGGGCAATAAAAAAGTAGATGAAGCTATTGACAAAATATTATGGTGCAAAGAAAACGATTCTTACCCAGACTATACTCCTAACGAAATAGAAACAATCGACTTGCCTCCTTGGATGACCAAGAAGAAAGATCAAACGTCATCTGATGAGGAAATTCAACTTTACTGATGAGAAAAGAATTTCCATACGACCCTTATGAGGGCATGGTCTTTTACGACCCAGAAACAGAAAAAACTTATGTGTTTGCTCGTGATGAGTGGGTAGACATCACTTATGAGGACATTACCTATGACATCTGAAATTACTACAACCAATCCAGAGGGTAATTCCTCTATCTATCAAAGCACCGAGTCTTTTGAGTTTGCACAAAGACAAGCTAAAAGCCTATGCGAATCTGATCTTGTACCAACAAGCTATCAAGGTCAAAAAGGATTATCAAATTGTCTTGTTGCATTAGAGATGAGCAAGAGAATGAATCTTAGTCCTCTCACAGTTATGCAAAACTTAAATGTTATACATGGCAGGCCAACATGGAGTTCTCAATTTATAACCTCTAACATACTTGGCTGCGGTAGATTTAAGAACTTTGACTATGTTGTTACTGGTAAAGATGATACTTTAGCTGTTCAATGCCAAGCTATAAGACTTGAAGATAATAAGTTAGTAAAAGGTACAGCCGTAACAATGAAGATGGCACAAAAAGAAGGTTGGACTAGGAAAAATCCTAAGTATCAATCAATGCCAGAAATAATGTTAAAAGCGAGAGCAGCTACTTTCTTTGGTAGGCAATATATACCTGATCTTTTATTAGGTGTGCAGACTAGCGAAGAAGTGGTTGATATACAACCTATTGATGTTACTACGAGTAATGTTGAGGTAGTACAGGAGGCTAAAGATGACTTCGGATTCTAAGAAAGAATTTTTAACACCTAGCGAACTTGCTGAAAGATGGCGAGTTCATATTGGTTCTGTTGAAAGATGGAGAAGAGAAGGCAAACCGCCTTCTTTCTACACCATCAATGGAAAGATCCTCTATAAGTTGGCTGAGATAGAGGATTTAGAATCAGCCAAACGTCAATCCAATTAATTTTATCTATGGACTTTAAATTACCACTTGCAGTTTTCTCACAAGATGCAGAAGACCACAAAAAACGTTACAAGGAGAATTACGATCCTAACAAAAACTATCCTAAGTATTCTGGTGTTATGCAGATTACAGAAGATCAAATAATCAAGCTATGTGAGTATGTACAAAAAGCAAAACCAGAACATAGCGACTTTCATGGAGAAGGTGTAGTTACTATTAGAGCTACAGGCTATTTAAACGAAGCTAAGTCAGGCAAAAAGTATATCGGTCTAAACCTAGAGCCTGATTACAAGACTATGAAGGCTATAGAAGAAGCAGATGCTAATGACACAAGTTCATCAGACTCTACACCTAAAAAACAAGAAGAGGAGTTTCCTTTTTAAATATGGGGCTATGAAGAGTTTTTGGTGAGTTTTCGCTTCATGTAAGACCCCTCACTTTTAGTAGATTTTAAGTCAAATTAAGCTAAAATAGAATGAAATTATCCTTATCTATGCCTTTAACATTTAACAGTAAACAAATTGATAAAGTTGTCACGATTGATGATGTTGGGTCTTTATCTAATCCAGAAGTTTTGTTGTTAAAAGATGAGTTAATGACAGCCATAAAAAGTATGGATGATTATATTAAGAAATTTAAACAGGAAAAGCAAGAAAAATATGACAAAGATTGGCATCAAAAAGTAAGACGCAAACAACAGGTATGCAAAGCGTTTTTGTCGCAACTTATAAGTTTAGATCACGATGAAAGCTTATTTAGATCAATATACGATAAACATTTTTCGCAAATTATTTTAGAATATATAGATAGAAACGAGTTTAGAACTATCCACAATAAAGCACGTTCTTTAGCTATTGCTGAATTAGAAAAAATAACATGACACCAAAACAAAGCAAAAGATCTGAACGTAAGCTAATTAAGCTTAAAGAAAATAAATTAGAAGAGTTAGCAAAAAAATTAGATTCTGATATTAGAGGTTACGATCACATTATCGAATATGCTGACAACCATACTGCGAGTCTTCGTAGTGATTGGGTTGATGAAAATATCAGAACTATTATTATTAAACATAATTACAACGTAAATAAAGTTGCGAAAATGTTAATAAGAGATTTTACTGATAAAGAACAGGAGGCAGCCGAAAATGCAATCGCAGAATTTTAGAGATAAAGAAATTCTGGCAATGACGCCTGACATGGAAGGTGTCACAAGGCCAGAAAAAGATAAAAAAACTAAAAAATTTACTTTTATTGTTAAAGGAGTTGGAATAGGAACTGCACCAATGAAAATATCTACAAACGCAGAAACACAAGCTAAAGCTGTTAAATATATTAAGGCTAGATGGAAAGATTGTAGTTACGAATTGATATAAAAATCATAAAAAATCTTGTATGTCACACATTTAGCCTGTAAGGGTCATTTTGGAGTCCAGCCAATATATTATGGTCTTACATATAAATTTAAAGGGTGGTTCTATGACGGAAAAGTTGTCTATCTCAGCAGAACATTTGAGACACGATCAGAAGCACAGGCAGCAGCAGAAAAACTTAGGGCAGATTATATGTTGCGGTAATCATGTATTTAGAGTTATAAATGGAACAAGATACTGGCTAAGTCCACCACCTGATGATTACGAGGCATAAATTTAGAAATGGCTTCTCTTAGATACCATGCTGGTCGCATGGTTCTCTACGAAGAAGAGCCTTTCGTATGGCGAGTAAAGATAAAAACAAAAGAAGGCAAACTAAATCTACCTTTAAAATCAAAAGAATTAGAACCTGCACTAATAGAAGCAGAATATTTATATGCAGATGCTAGGTGTATGAGTAGAGATCATCCTCTTTGTATAGATTGCATACATCATCTAGTTATAAAAGCAGAATGTGGTCTTGGTATGCCAGAAGGCAAAGCTAGTGGGGGAGTCTGGGCGAAGGATTGCGCTTACTTTTGGGAGAAGAAGATTTAGGATCTATCTTATCTATATGATCGCCAGCTTGGTTTATTATTTTTACTAATCTAAAATTTTCTTTTGCAAAAGCACTTATAAGATCTGGTATGTCGTTAGGATCAAGTGTTTCTATGACATGACGTAAAAATATTTCAACGTGTAATTCCTCTTCTAATGTAACGTCAGCCAAAACCCAAGGCTCAACTTTACGCCTTTTTTTAGCTTGTTTGTTAAACCAGTTAGACCAAGGCATTACAAGTTTCATTACAAGTCCCTCCAAACACACACTAGCGTACTGGTCTTATAAGGCAACAAAGCTATACTTGGCTTAGTTACACTTACACACTATGCCGGGTCATTACGGAACAGGAATGAAGAAAAAGAAAAAGAAAAAAGGCGGTAAAAAGTAACTTATCTGCCGGGAAACAAAGCTTTTTCTAACATATCGCAAAGACGATCATCTACTGTATTATCAGTTTTTTTAACCATAGCTCGTACTATATCTAGTGCGAGTTTTTTTATTGTTTTACTTTTTAAAAAAGTAAATAAAATTGGCTCAATAATTTTTAGCATTGTAATTAAGAGATTGCTAGTCTAATAGTAGCTCACCCTATCCATCTAGAGCTATAACCTCTTCTAATGGTGGTCAATAGAGGAGGTTATCTTCTTGGCTTTATCTCCGCAACCGCAAGTTCTACTTCTTTTAAACGATGAAATACCTCTTTCATGTCATCGTGCATATCATCTATTTTTGTTGTTAATAATTCTATAGCTGTTGTATTTCGCACAAGATCATCTCTTGATTGTCTACCTCTATAAGAAACAGATCCAACCGACACAAAGCAAGCTGTCATCATAGCTCCACCCACTGCTGCTATTACTTCAACCATTCTTAACCTTTTGTGTCTATAGTTATAGTATATATCATCTTAGTTATATGGAAGATCAAGAAGAAAAGGAAGGAACTGATTGGGCTGAACTGTTTGGTCATGCTGTCCGATTTATGATTCTTTGTTGGAGTTTAGCAATGATGACTTTAGGGTACATGGATAAAATTCGTAATGATGGTGCATTTTTAGCAGGCTTGACCAGTGGAGTTTTAGGCAGCTACGGCATTTCTGTTAACAAGAAAAAGAACAGTGTTGGCAATAACTCTAATAATGTGGATAATAAGAATAATAAAACTGTAACAAAATGAAAAAACTCTTACCACTTTTGCTACTTTTCGGAGTACCTGTTGCACACGCAGACCTCAATCATTCAATAATGTCTACTGTAAAACTAGAGGCATTATCAGCAGCTACTTCAGCAGATAAGGTTGGCTCAAGTTATTCTGTATCAGGATCTGGTGTGGCTACAGTTAATAGTGATGGCGATTCAACAGTTGGCGGTCTAGGCACAGTCACTAATGGCGTACCAGCTTTGACTACAGTTACAGCTTCACAAAGTACTTCGGGCGATGCGTTCTCGTTTTCTCAAAGTTATCTTGAAGGAGATGTTACACCTACATCTGAAGCTACAGTAGGAGAAATTCCAAACTTCTCAGATATTACAAGTTCAGCAGCAGCTAGTGTAGGTACAGCAGCTATCGGTTTAGATAACCATAATATAACTTTAACTCCCGGTACAGGTACAGGTATAACATTGACAGGACAGTTTGTTACGGACTTGACCATTGACTGATGTGGAGGACATTACCGTTTGTTTTTCTTTTATCTAGCCCTGTCTACGCTGTGCCTATTGTGCCTTCTTTCACACAAGGAAGTTCTAGTAGTCGAACAGAAACTACCACAAATATTACTGAGACTATACGAACAACAAACTATAATTCTGGATACACATATTCAGTTACAGGATCAGGTGTTGAACATGATGGATCGACTATATCAGCACCAAATGCAACTGTTACTGAAACTGTAAATGGTACGACATATACATGGACAGGTTTAGATTTAGGAGAAAAACCAAATTGGACTCAAACCGTAAAAGGAGATGCCTTTCAATTTACGGAAGTTTATACTCCTCCGGGTTTGGAATCAGTTTCAGACGTAACTCGCACGATCCAATCAGAAAGCGTAACAGATACAACTACAATATTCTCGCAGTAATAGGATTATTATTTGGGAGTCCAGCGTTTGCTAATACCTCAAACACTGCTGCTCCCTCTGCTTCTGCAAGTGGATCTGTCTCTAATTTTGCAACGCAGGTCTTACAAGGAAATACTATAGAAAATCATTATGGCAATGGTATTAGATGCCAAAGTCCACAAGTCTCATTTTCTCCATTTGTTACTACATCCTTTAATCAGAAACGCCCATTTGACTACACATATGAAACGCCAGTGTACGATCCTAGTGTTGATGAAGATGGTAATTTAATTAATCCCGGAAAAATTCTTTATTATCAACAAAATTATAGTGGTAACAAAGATTCTTTAGGACTAAATGTAGGAGCAGCACTTACGTTTACCTTTCCATTGGATCAACGATTTCAAGATGCGTGTCTAAAAGCTGCCACGACCCAAGAAAAAATACAAAGTCAGATACTATCTAAAGAAAGGCTCAACTACGAACTCGCACGTTTAAAGAATTGTGGGTCGCTTCTTCAAGACGGAATCCAGTTTAAAAAATCATCAAAATTTTATGCCCTTTGTGAAGATATTATCGTTACTGAAAAGATGAATCAGGTATTACCGCATACTCATAAATTAGAGTAGCAACTGGCGACTAGGTGTTTTATGCCTAACGTCTTCTCATTATGGGGCAAACCATAAGACAGGTGCTTATGTATTATTCTACCTTATCTTTCTTCTTTGTCAGTTTATTTATTACATTTTTAACTATTGGTTTGATTAGGTTAAGAACAATCGGAGCAGAACAGCCAACCAGAGCAAGACTAAAAACACCAGTAAATTGCTTAAAACTTGGAATGTACTGCGAGATGAACGGGACAGATTCATACAAGGTAATGCAATCTATCCCATTTTTACCACGAGAATAACCAGAAACACGCAATAATTTTTGATCGTTACGAAAATCGCCAATTTTTTGTTCTTTATCACTAGGGCAGGGTGGTATTTCTAGTTCTTCATCTTTCTTTTTAGCTGCTATCTCAGGTTGTTGTTGCGGAGGTTGATCTTGTTGTTGCTCTTGTTGTTTTGCAGGTGCTGTATATGTAAAATTTGCAGGGTTATACTCTAATGGCTCAAAGCTAGGAATATTAAACGTACCACAAGCTTGATATGTACCTAGTTCATCTTCGTTTATAAGTCCTGTTAAATTATTTCTATGAGCATCAACACATCCCGGTATATCTACAACTGGCTTATAAATAACATCTAATATTGGTGTTTGTACTTCCCATAATCTTATTTTTGGGATATAAACTTCTTTTATTTCAATTTTTAGTATCTTCGTCATCTACATCTCCAATAGAAATAGACCACCCATCTTCTCCAAATGTACCTTTTTCTATTATTTTAGGTTCTTTTTTTTCATTTTCCTCTAACCAATCTTCGTGAAACTCTTTGATTTCATTATCTAGTTCTAAATTAAATTTTTGCATACGCAGCCAATCAATTAATTTGTCTATATAGTATTTTATTAGTTTTTTAAAAAATCCAAATATCATTAGTCATACGCATCTCTTGGTAAATACACTTCTACAAGAGAATGACATTTTGGACAAGATAAATTTGTAACCATAGAATATTGCGTGTCTTCCTCAGTGTCGTGGTCGCCACCCCAAATCAATTCAGTTTTACAGTGCCAACAATTCATAAAGGCAACATCTCACCAGTTACTTTTGGCATTTTCTTTTCTATCTGATTAGGCAATATTTTATTTACACCTTTCATAACCTTTTCCATCATCATCGCTTCAAAGTGTGGACTTGTAATGTAACGATAACCTGCGTATCCAGCAGCAATAGTTGTGACGCTGATAATAAAAGATAAAATAGAAAGAACAGATGAGATTTTATTTAACATGAGAGATGTAGTTTTAAAAACTTTAGTTCCTGTTACCATTATAACCTTCACAGGAATTATGGCTTTAGCTCCTTTATATGTAACTTTAGGAATAATGACTCGTCAACTTAATACAAAAACTACCCCATAGGAATAAATTTTGGAGGATTAGGTCTGTAATATTTTGGGGGAACACAAGGTCTTTTTAAGCTACATTTTTTAGGCTTTCTTGGCACACGACATACAGTTACAAATTTATCACTTTTACATCTTTTTTTTCTTTTTCTTGGTCTATTTACGCCTTCTGGGGAAACTCCAGCCTCGATAATTGTTGGGAATAATAACCCGATTAAAAGAAATGCTGAAAATAATTTTTTCATTTTTTTATTTCTTTTCAATATAAGAGCTAGATTCATCATTGTCAAAATTATCATCCCAACCTGCTAAATTTATATTATATGAAACTGCGATCCTGTCATATCTTGACTTGTTTGGTTTAACTTCGTGCATAATAGAAGACGGAAATGTAACCATATGTCCTTCTGTTGGTATATATCTAAAGCAATCAAATACATTCGTGTCGTTACGAAACTGACGTACATATGAATTATTTTCAGCATAGTTTACATGAGCTAAAGAGTTCATAAATTTTAAATCGCCAGAATTTTTTGGAGCTTTTATCCAAAAAACTCCTGACAAATGACAGTTTGGATGAGTGTGTGCAAGATTATAAGTATTTGGACTATTAATCATTATCCAATATTCAATTTTCGCAGCAACAGTTTTTTTTAACGTAGTAAAAACAGACTTTCCTAATCCTTTTTTTAAGTATTCTGATATTAAATTATCGTTATTAATGCTATAAACAGGCGAGTGCCAACCTCCATAATTTGATTTAGTTAATCCTTTTGAATTAATTTCTTTTTGCAAATAACAAAAGTCAATTAAATCTTTTTTATCTTTTTTAAAATCAACTTTTTTAAAAATATATTCGTGAAAAATACTAGGAAATACTAATCTTGCTTTGTAATTTCTTCTCATAAAGTAATCCAGTTTCTATCTTCAAAGCTTTGTTCATGTGTACCATTCTCATCATTAACAAAAGGAAAACTTACAGATAATCTTGGTGTTAGAGAAATAGCTTGATGTGGATAATATTTTGGAATCCACAGTGCATCACCAGTTTCCATAATTACATCAAGTATTGGCTTTTCTTTGCTCATATTCAAATGTATTTGTTTTTTTACTTTGTGATCTTCAACTTTTTCCCAAACTTTAAAATTAGTTTTTCCCTCACATTGCACAATTACATTGTGACTAATATCAAAATGAGCAGCAAAAGGATGTTCTATTTTTGGGTCACGACAAACATATATATGTGCATCTACATGACATTTATATTGATCTTCAATACTACTTGCAAATTTATTTATTTTCTTTGTAGCTCTAGACATATCTACAAAATAAATTACCATTTCTTCAAGTAAACATTTTATAAGAGATGGAGGATATGTATTTTTATCTTTTATCCATCCATTTGTGTACCATTGAAAAAATCTATTTTCGGGATCTAATAATTTAACTCTTTCCTGAGTTAGTAACGGTCTAATATTTATAAGATCAGCAAGTTCTATCCAAGAAAATAAATTTGGATGATAGTTTTTTACATAGTTAGCAGATATATCACAATATAATTCAGTATTCACGTTTGATTAGTTTCTTTTATTTTATCAGGTGGAATTATCCACATATTATCGTTTGAATCACCAGTACCTGTTCCAGAACTATTGTAAGTCATGCCTATCCCACATCTTACATTGTCCTCAACTTCTACAGCAGTGTAACCAGTAGGAGGCTTCCAAGTCTCTAAATTTCCATCCCAAACGACCATGTTTTCGACAACATTTGAAGAATTAATAATTGCGTATCTATCTGACATAATAATTTATTCTATGTATTCAATAATATAAACATAGCCATCCGTACCACCATTGCCATTTATTTGATTTGAATTTTCTTGCGCCCAACCATTACCTCCCCTGCCATAAGTTCGATCTGAATGACCAGAATTACCACCATAACCACCTTGTACGCCTTGATCTCTTCCTTCTTCTCCAGAAAATTCAAGTGTACCCTGCGCTACACCGCCACTTCCTTTTGATTGATTTGTTGCCACACCTTCACCACCATTTGCAGTTTGTCTAGCTGCACCTCCATTTGTATTGAAATGAGAACTACCTACTGTAGTTTCAAATCTTGAAAAACCGCCATCTTCTCCAGCTCTAACTTGACTTGAATGTCCTTGTCCTCCCTCTCCTCCTTCTCCTACAGTTATAGAAGCTTCAAAGTTTTCAGATAACAAAGTATAGTTACCAATACAATAACCACCTCCACCTCCACCACCTGTAGACCTTGCATCATTTGCCTCATCTCCACTTACTTCAGTACCACTTTTAGTACCACCTCCACCACCGATACAATGAACTTCTATATATTTTGTTCCTGATGTTGGATTATAAGTAGAACTCGATGTATATTTTCTTATCTTTGTTTGTGTAGCATTACTTCCAAGCTTAATCCCACTATTTCCAGAAAAATCAGCAGCCTCTTCATGTACACCTTGTACAAATCCAGATGAAAAATCTATTCCCATTAGGTTTTTCTTTTTATTATAACTTATTTTTAACTCTTAGCTTCTAATGCTGCAACTTTTACTGCTAATTCTTGAATAGCTTTAATAATTGGGGCAACAAATTCTCCATATCTTAAACCATATATAACTTTTGGTGTTTCAAGTGTATTACCATCGTGATCTTCAGTAATTGTATCCTTACAAAAACCAGCAAAATCTGTTGCAGATTTGCTTATAGTTTCTAAAAGAGTTTCTATATCTTGTGCAATTAAACCATAATGAGTTCTAGTACCAGCACTTTTAATGTAACCACCGTCTTCCTCATTATATTTCTTTGATTCATTCAATTTATAAGAAACTGGTAGTAATTGATTTATAAAATCTAAACCTAAATCTGATGTTACTATTGTATTTTTTAAGTTTCTATCTGATGTTCTAATAGAATTATTTGTTGCCCAAAGATCATCCCATCTACGATCATTATAACCTAAATCATCAGCGTTATCTGCTTCGGGATATAATGAACTTCCACTCATCGCATATCTAGCAACACCATTAGTAGCAAAACCAATTTGATTAGATGATCTACGCCAAATTCCAGTATCTTCATCACTATCAAATCTTATTGGTAAATTATTTGCAGCTCCATTTATTACTTTAATTGAGCTATTACAATCAATTACCCCATTAGCAACTAATGTACCATCAACCCTAAAAGTTCCCGGAGTATAAATCCCATTAGAAAAACTATTATTGTTGTTTAATCTGAGATAACCGTCTGAGCTATCGGCTGATATTCCAACTCTACTGTTCCAATATATTCCTCTATTGTCTTGTGATGTAGTACCAGTAAACTCTATAACTGAACTAGCAGTAGAGGTATAGTCATATATTCCAGATAATACGTCAGAAGTATCTGCTCTACAAAAACTACTTGCATGAATACTGTCAACTGTATCAGCATTTGTAGCACTAGCAACTGCACCTGATATTCTTGATGAAGGAATATTTCCAGATGCATCAATAACAGTAGTACCGTCTACTTGAAAACCACCATCAGCCCTAAACATTCTAGGGGTGTAAATGTTTTTGTTTGTTTCTTGGTTGATTCTTAGCCATGTAGTATCTTCACAGCCAATCTCCCCCATTCTTGTAGTTCCGTTATAGAACTGAATATGATCTGAAACATTGTTATCTGCTTTATATATTCTAATTTCGTGATCGTTTCCACTACCATTTCCTACTTGTAATACAGCATTAACAGTTAAGTTTCCTGTCATTGTGTCAGCAGCATCTGATCTTAAGAAACTTGTACTGTTAACACCATCTAAAGTGTCAGCATCAAGGCCAGAACCAGAGCCGTCATTTTGATCGTTCCAAATTTTTGCCCACGCACGATTTGAACCACTACCACCAAATGTAGAGCCATTCCCACCTCTTATAAAATGATTATGACTATTGTAGTTAGCATATATTTGAAATCCTGTATCACTACCATTATTGCAATTTAATAATGTTCCATAACTATTTATTCCAGTTGTGCCATTTGTGATACCTGTATTAAGTCTATAAACTCCAGCTATTTGAGCAGTATTAAGATCTGAGTTGCTAGTGGTTGTTCCTGTCATCAATCCATTAGCTATATCTCTACCATCAACTGTTCCTGTAACTGCTAAATTTCCAGTGACAGCAGCTCCGGCTGAAGTTGTTTCAAATTTCTTTGTGTTGTCGTAGTATAGCTCGACTCCTCCATTCCCAATAAATTTAGCCATGTTTTCATGGTTAGAATCTCCCCCAGAGGTACTTCTTATATGAAATGCGTTAGAACCAACACGACAATCTATGTATTTGTGAGCATCTGATGAACCCATTAAATTAAGTTCACCACTAAGAATCATATGTCCTGTAATATCTACTCCTGAGTCGTTAATTAACATTCTTTGACTAGCATTGGTATAACCACCTGTTGAGCCAGTTTTTAATACTATTCCAGCACCAGTAACAGAGTTTGATATTTCTAATTTATTATTTTCTTGGTGTATTGCGGAAAAATCGCTGCCACCATCTTGTCTAAATAATATTCTTGGGTTATCGCCCTCTTCATTATTATCTGTATCAGCTTCAATTATTAGTTCACAATCACCAGAAGTACCAGATGTAAATTTATGCTGAGTACCAGTTGCGGTTATACCTGTACTGCTTGTAAAAAATCTATTACTTGCTCCATGTCTTAAATAAACACCACCACCTGTAAAAAACTCAGCCATTGCTCTGCCATTATCAGCATCATATAATTCAATTTTGTTGCCATTACTTCCAATACTTAAATAAGCACTTCCAGTCTCATTGATTATTGAAACTCCATCTGAACCTCTATGAAAAATTTTTAATTCGTCACTAGTACCTAAACGGATTTCGTCATCATCAGTCAATCTTATGCCATCACAATTAACATTGCCTGTTGTAGTTATATGCTGCGATCCAAAATCAGGAGAAATTTTTGTACCAGCTATAGCAGCATCAGAAGCTACTTTTGCATTATTAATAACACCACTATCAACAGTAAAAGTAGCACCACTATTACTGACAGTAATATCTCCTTTATCTCCGTCACTTACTCCAGCAGCAGCACCAATCTCTGATATATTACCGTCATCTTTTTTTGTAAATAGCTGTCCTGAGTCTGTTCTTAAAGCAACTTCTCCAACAACTAAATCACTAGCTTGAGGATTGCTGCCAGAACCTCTTTTAAGTTTTATTAAATTTGACATGATAAAACCTCCTTAAATACTGGTCAGCTATCAATATGTTCCCCCATCTATATCGAAACCAGACACCGTACCATTCTCTAAAAATGTTACAAGATCAGTAAAAGCAACTTGAACCATAGTGCCATTATCATTAACTACCATTCGATCTGCTGCTGCAAGCGTTGTTGAAGTTGCTGAAGTTGATCCGTCAACAATATTTAACTCAGTAGTCGTAACAGTCGCACCGTCAAGAATTGCAACCTCTGTTCCTGTAAGATCAGCTAAAGCAGAAGCAGCCCCAGAAGCCATTGTTGCGAGTTCTGTAAGTTCAGAATCTAATGGCTGTTTATTATCTAGTTGTGTTTGTAAGTTTGATGTAACACCATCTATATAATTCAATTCGGTGGTAGTTGCTGTAAGGCCGTCAAGTTTATTTATTTCAGCAGTAGATGCAGTAACACCATCAAGAATATTAATTTCTGCTGTTGTCGAGGTAACGCCATCAAGAATATTTAATTCTGCTGTTGTTACAGTAGCGTCATCTAAAATTTGTACTTCCGCTTGTGATAAATCAGCTAAAGCAGCAGCAGTGTTAGCAGCCATTGTTGCAAGCTCATCTAATTCTGAATCATAGGCTTGAACATCAGACCCAATAGCAACTCCAAGGTTGGTTCTTGCATCGCTGGCATTAGAAGCTCCTGTACCACCATGAGCAACACCAATATCAGTACCACTCCAAACACCAGATGTAATAGTACCAACAGAAGTTAAACTAGAGGCTAAAACTGTTGAGCCAAGACCTGTTTTTGATAAGACAACAGCACCATCAATACGGAAATTTTTAGATGCAACAAGTTCTAAATGTTCTGAAGATGTCCAAGAATCAGTAGCGTTTAACCAGTTAAATGTGTGATCCTGAGTTCCTTTTAAGGTAAGTCCACCACCGTTAGCTGTAGTATCAGTAGGCGAACTTACCTTTCCTAATTCGATGTTTTTGTCTGCAACATCAATAGTACTAGACGAAATCGTGGTCGTTGTACCTTGAACTGTTAAGTTTCCAACAATCGTCAGGTTTTGATCTATAGAAAAACTTGGAATTGTAGCACTACTTAAATCAACAGTTCCTGTAAACGTCTTGTTACCAGATACTGTTTGATTACCAGTTTTATCAACAAAAGCTCCAGAACCGGCTATAGCTTTAATAGATGAAGCTGATCCTCCAGCACCGCCTGACCCAATACCAAGATATAGAGTGTCATCAACTGCGTTATATGCTGGTTCTGTTTCCATCAAAGAAGATGGTGCGCCAGCAGCACCTGATGCTCTTCTTTTAAATCTTAGAATGTTTGCCATGAGCTTAGTTTAGGTAAAGGCTAGTGGTAGCAATGGATTTCAAAAATTTCCTCCATCCGTTAATTCAGTTGGAGTCACATCTGCATCAGCCCTGTAAGTTTGAGCAGAAGCATCAAACCTAATGATACTCCCATCTACTCTATTATTATCAATTAAATCTAAACCTTTAGCACCTTGCGCCCCTTGTGTAACAACTGAAATAACTTTTGATGTTGTAGTACTAGCATTTATATTAACTTTAGTTTCATTAACATGAATCTTATTTTTAATAGTCGTGACTTCAATTTTGCTCATCGTGTGTACCCTTGGCTTACAGTTATCTTACCTTCTATATAATGTTCTTTCAAACCAGATGCGGTAGTTAACAATACGTCATAAAAAACTTCATCAGGAAAAATTACAGTTTGTTCATCTGTTAACACAAGTGAAATCTTACCATTCGGTCTATCGTCATATACAACTGCAAAATCAGCAAATTTATAATCTCTATTTTGATTCCAAGCCTGTGCAGAAATTGTAAAACCAGTAAGATCCATAACAACTTCAGATCCATCTGCTTGTGTTGACTTAAAGATATACTGCTCAGACCAGTCAGCACCTCTTTGTAGCGTAAAATTTCTTAAAGCCGGACTAATTGCCATGATTACTCTTCTGGATTTGGTGCTTCATTAGGCGCATCCTCTACAGGAGGCTCAAGCTTATTATAAGCACCAATCTCGCCATTTATAACATCAACTTGTTTTTCTATTTGTTTTTTTTCTGCTTGAATTTGTTTTTCTGCATTTTCAAGCTCTTGGTATCTTTTTACAAGCTCTTGCCCTTTTGTTTGAGCTTCTTCTCTTAATTCAGTAATTTGTGTCATAGATAAATTGTATATGTTTTCCATTATACCAAAATAATACTAATTAGCTACTTCTGTCATGTTTATCTTATATTTTTTGCCATTTCTATGATTAATCATAAAAATAGTTTCCTCTGCTTCTTGCAAAGTCCAATCCCCCCAAGTGCCGTCAACCTCATTAGCACTTCCTTTGTTAGACAACTTGAGGTCATTAACATACAAGTTTCTCCATCTATGATTACCATCTCCTAAATCTAAAAGACCATTTGATCTAGGAAAAACACTCATATCAAACTCAAACCTTCCATCACCATCAGTCTCAATACGCACTGTACCAATTTCATTATTTGAAGCACTCGAACCTGAAGTAAGAAAATGGAAATCAATACGCTTTCCAATTTCTAAAACACCAGTATCACTTACATGAGCAACAGAATCAAATCTTGTAGTACCTGTTGATAACTGTTTGCTTCTTAACTTCTGTGCATTAAGTCCAGAAGTGTCTGTATCTACTGTTTTAAGTGCATTTAAAATTTCAGTACCAGTCATATCGTCTGACGCATTTTCATCAATATTAGATAATTTAGTTCCCATAGCTGCAATATCTTGTCCGTCAACAGTACCAGAAACTGTTATGTTTCCAGTAACATCAACTCCTGATGTTACATCTAAATTACCATTTACTTTTGCGTTTGTTTTTATATCAAATTTACTTGAATTAGCAGTTACATAAGTAGTATTTCCACTTTCATTTCTTATGTGATGTGTATCTGCGTCTATAAATAAATCATCATTATCAGCCCTAAGATAAGCACTTCCATCACCGTTTTGTATTCTTATTGATGCGTTTTCATTAGTAACACCATTTTTTATATGCAAAAATTCAGTAGGCGTAAAACTATCATCTCCTATCCCCACAAAACCATTACCTTGGTTTATTCTTACTTTTACTACTCCATTTTGTTTAAATTGAACATTAGCTCCAGTTCCTGTATCATCTTCAGCCTGTAAGCAATCAATTACAAAATTTCCTGTTCCTCTATGGTTTATAAATGATGGTGCGTTTTTACCAGTACTCTCTCTTAATATTCTTAATCCATAATTTGTATTAGTTTCATCTCCAACAAGGTCAATATAAGCTTTTCTATTACCAGTACCTCCAGTACCTACTTCTAAATAGCTATGTGTTGAACCATTTTGTATGCGAAAAGTTCCTGTAATATCAAGTCCGTAATTTGGATTAGGTTGATTAATTCCAACTTGACCATTAGATTCAATAGTAATTCTATCAGTACTATTAGTTACAAGTCTCATCTCATTTGATGCTGGCAAATAAAATCCGTTAGCTGGTTTTGAAGTTCCAGTAACATTAAAGCTTCCAGCATGAACTCTACCTGATACTGTTGTTGCACCAGTTATAGTCGCACCACCTGTAGCTGTTATCGCACCTGTCTCAATATTTTCAAAATAATGAGTTCCGCCATTACCTTCTAATCTTTCCCAACCATTATTATTTGAATTACGTCTTTGAAAATAACCAGAAGTATTCCATCTAATAGCTCTTACAGGATAATTTCCCACATGATCAGTTCCATCCGAAAATAAAGATGATATTGTATTATCCCTATTTTTTAGTTCAGTTATGAAATTTGTGTATGTGCTTGTTAAAGCTGGTAAATTGAAATTAGCCATTTAAACTCCTCTTACAGTAAAGTCTACAGTGCCAGCGACACCCTCGCCATCAGTATCAAATAAAAATACTCTAAAACCTAAAGAAGGATTTGCAGTATCTTCAAAATCATAAATAGCATATTTTGCAGATGAATTTTTACCTTGTATTGTTAATTGAATAGAATCCACATCAACAAAATCTTTTGAAAAAGCTACTAACTTACCATTATTGTCAGACTCTGATTCGGTTACATCTACTCTACCTTGATCTGTAAATTGTTTCAAAAATGTTTTCACTCTAAGACTACTTACTTTTATCAAATCATTATTATTAGTGCCAGTAAAATCATAATGAACTTTTATAAATCTAAAATTTTGTGCTAATACTTTGGATTTATTTGCTCCTCTTGATACATATGTGCCAGAGCCTATTGATACCTCACCATTATCAGTAGCACTATTAGATGCAGTAACAGTAAAAACATTGGCATTAACAACTGATGCAACAGTAAATGTACCATCAACAGGAGATCCTTGAGGGTTAGCCGTTGATCTATATTCTGTAGTTACTTGATCCCCTTGAGATTTTCCATGACTTGTAATTGTAATTGTTACTGTAGTGCCTGATTGAACGTAAGTTCCTCTTATGTCAGGAGCAACAAAAATTTCTGGAGTAATAGTATAACCTTCCCCAACTGTTTCTTCTCCAACCAATCCAAGAGTAGCGTCAATTTTAGTATTTGGAATTGTTGCTTTTAGATCTACAATTTCTTCGTAACTACCTGTATTTTCACTAGGTAGAGCATAGACAGAGGAAGCTCCATAAACGCCAAAAGTTCTAGACGTATCATTGTCATTTGGATCAAAGTGTTGTTTCCAAGTCCTTGATGTATCTATACAAAAGAATATTCCACCACTTTCACTAAAACCATTAACAATTGTTCCATTTAAAGAACTTGTGTGGTCTTGTTGTAATACAAAGTCTGGAGGTTCATTTACAGTTGAAACTATTGATGCTGATGCACCTTCATTACCAACAGTATTTACAGGAATTAAAATATATTCAAACTCGCCTCCAACAGACTCAAAAACAGTTGTAAATGTACCAAGTTTTTGACCAACAAGATTATTAGCAGCAGTTGTATTTCTATAAATATTGTAATGTGCAATTGGTAATTGACCTTCTCCAACAACACTTTCTGTCCATCTCAATAACACATTATTATCAATAACCTCATCGTTTAAACCAGTTACAGCACTTGGCAAAACTACTGTAAAGTCAACTTCAGATAAAGCACCCTCATTTCCGTTTATATCTACAGCCCTTACAAAATATTTTTGTGATGTATCTGACCAAGTTACTTCTTCAGTGATAGCAGTTCCATTCTGTTGGAAATCAGCAGTACCTACACTTGTTGCATTACCAGCTTCTCTATATATTTTATAAAAAGCTATTGGCAATCCATTTGTTTTACCATCTAAAGTAGCAATTGGCACTTCATCCCATTGAACAAAAGCACTTGCTCCAACTACTTCAGAAGTTAAATTATTTGGTGCTGATGGTGCAGTTAGAGATACATCAGGATAATTATCAACACCAGTACGCCCCACATCACCAAGTTTGTTATTTATATCTCTTGCACGAACAAAAAATCTTCTACTTGTTGATGCGTTTAAAACGCTATGGTCAACTTCAAATAGATAGCTTTCACTATTAGTTACGTCAACATCTACACATTCCGGATCATCATATTGTTCGTCATTTGTACCACTAAGAGTTGTTGCACCAGCCTTGATAACATAATCTTGTATTTTCGTGTTTCCTTCTGCTGGTTTTGTCCAAGATAATCTTACTTTTGAACCTTCATAACTATAGTTAATATTTGGTGCAGCAGTTTTTGTGAAAGGAGCAGTAAATGTTTGAAAGCTGCTTTTATTTCCAATAATATCTACTGCTTTTATCTTAAATGTTTGCGGTGCTTCCCATGTCACTGGCAATGAAAATGATAAAGAATTAACAGTTGCAATTAAAGTGTCACCTTGATAAACCTCGTATTCTTTAATAGCAAATTTATTTGCATCAATAACTGATGCTGACCAAGATAAAACATAGTTATTATTTTGATATTCGCCTGTAAAAGTAGATGGTGAGTTAGGGCTTGCAAAACTAACTGTTGCAGTTCTTGGTTCAGCACTAACATTGCCATCATCATCAATAGCTTTTATAGAAAATGTCTGTGACGTAGCTGCACTTGTTGGCAATGTAGGAACATTAAATGATGTAGCAGTAAATTCTCCTAAAAGAGTTCCTGTGCCATATGTACCTTCATATATAACGTATCCACGAATATCAAGATCAGAAAAATTAGGATAAGTTGCAACAATAGGAGTCCAAGACAATACAACTCCAAGATTCGGATCTAATGTAGCTGAAAAATCAGAATTTACTTGTGATGGCAGTGTTGTCTTTCCAAAGACTTGTTTATTATCAAGAATTAATTGATCATTTGATTTCTTTCCAGATCCACTTATACTCCTTACTCTTAAATCGTATAGACACTTTTTACCAGATTTACTTACCTTAATATCTTCAATCGAATATGAAGGATCTATTAACTCAACAACTGTCCAAGGTTTACTATCTTTTCTATATTTTAGTTCATAACGATTTACACCTAATACAGGTTTCCATCCTATTAAAAGTCTAACTCTTACTTTATTTTTGTCTTTATATAGTTGTTCAAAAGGATATACCGTACCAGCAGAATCAGTTGCCCAATCTGTAGGTGCTTTAGGTTTTTTGTCTAAATTAGTAAAATCTCTGTGTTCTATTACTTCATTCTCTTCTACTGCTGCATATTTTGATTCATTATGCAAAACAGCAGTAATTGTATATTGAAAATCATCTTGTTCTTCTAGCGATATAACTTTATATAATTGAGATAATATAGAGCCACTTGTACCAGTTGTTTCAATAACCCAAAAAGAACCAACATTAGGATCTGTAGTTTGAGTTGTGGTTATATAATCTGGATTTTGTTGTCTTGTATTAGGTCTAAAAGGTTCAGTACCATTTGAATCAGCTACTAATTTTCTAAATCTCCCCGAAACCCTTATTTTCTTTGTATCTGTATTTATATTAGTAACTGGTCGTTGACTTATTTGACCATCAGGCAAAATCACAGTAAGAGTAGCGTCTAAATTTCCACCGATATTTGGCATATCTACAACACTATCTACTGTAATAAGACTATTATCGTTAGAAGTTGTTTCAACACCCATAATCTGACCACCTCTTCGCACTCCACTTTTTACAGGATCAGCAATTTCAATTATTTGACCGGGTGTAATAAAAGCACCAGAAGTAATATTAGTAGTAAAAGAAACAATATCTGTTTCAGTAGCAAGTGTTGTTAAAAACCATTTACCAAGTCTTCTAGCTTGACCTCTAGATGTAACGCCAAAACTATTTATGTTTTTTATTATTGCTCCATACTTTGCCAAATTTTCGTTATCAATAACCTGTTCATAAGCTGCATCTCTTAACTCTAAATCAAAATATTTAACAACAACTACTGTAGTTCTTGTTTTAGTAGAACTACCAGAATAACTAAATCCTTCTGGAGTAACATTTGCCTCAGTAAATTGATGCGTTGGCAACATTCCAGCTTTATCTTGTATAAGACCAAAACTACCTGACACATACAAAGGCATTGCCCTAAAAACAGAACAAATGCTATTGATAACTTTAAAAGCATCTTGTCTGCTTTGTATATTTACATTCAGACTAAATCTTGGTTCTGTAACTGTTTCAACAACTCCAGTTCCTAACCTATCCTCAAAAGTTACACGTTCTGAACAATAAACAGAGGCTGCGTAAAAGCTATAAAGATCTAATTGATTTAATTTAATAAAATCCCCACATCCGTACCTTTCAGTAATTAAAAGATCAAGCAAGCACCAAGCAGGGTCAGTAGTCCATTGCGCTGCCCCAAGACTTCCATTAAAAATATAATTATTTGGATAGTTTATACTTCCATCTGCTCTTACTGTAGGAGTTCCTGTGTCATTTGCATTTGGAATCCTTACTTTTATACCTTTTATTAAATAAGACCGTCTTGGAACTGAGTTAAATTGTTCAGCATCAAGTCTTAAACCTACTAATGCAGAATCAGGATAACTAAATCTTCTCCCAAAAGTAACAAGTCCTGATGTATTACCATTTTGTCCATGTTCACAAGTAAATTTCTTCTTTGATATAACACTTGTAACTTCCATACGTCTATTTTTTGGCTTGTTTGTACCAGTAGTAAATACACAACCAATACTTTCTCCAACCTCTAAATTATGATTTTTCCCTGTAGTAATTGTGACTACTTTACCAATAGCTATAGGATCACTATTATTATTAATAGTGTAACTTGCGTCTACAAAACTTTTACCTTGATTTTTTATAAGACTATGTGATGTTACAAAAAATTTGCTTGTATGACTAATAAAAGTATCACTATTTGGATCTCCATCATCATCATTAGCGTTCATAAATGCCACATCATCAGCAATGCTATTATCTCCAGCAGTGCTATGTCTTACAACTTTAAAAGCAACAGGGAATTGACTTTCATTGAGATTACTTATATTAAATTCATATTCTTTTTGGTATAAATCAGCAGTTCTACCTTTTATCTTTTGTACGGTTTTACCATTTACTTTTTTATTAACAAAAGCACCATTAGCAAGTGATCTTTGAAATAAAAACTTAAATTCTGTACCTAAAGTATCACCATTATTTTTTATTTTTTGCAAAGTAGGAATACTAATTAAAAATTTAACAGAATCAACACTATCATCTGTAATAGTAAAAGTTTGTCCAGTACTATCAATTTCAACACCACTTTGAGGGTTTGGGATTACATTAACTGCTTGTATAAATCCGGGTAGAACGGCTTGATTTGATGTGCCTTTTCTTGTTCTTACAATTATATTATCAAAATTAGCATTACCATTATTGTCTTCAAGAGGTACATTATCTAAAAAAATTGATTTATTTCCATCTTCTAACCCTTCAATTTCTCCCTCGCTTATAACATCAAGAACACGAGCAAACGACCTACTATTTAAAGAGTCCTCGTCAGTAGAAGGTGTGCGTGATCCACCGCCACCACCTTTTCCACCGCCACCACCAGAACCAGCAATGTACTCTTTATTCATCTTCATCCACCTCTATATCGGAAGTTTCAATTTGTGTTGAAATTGGTATCGACCCTACTAACATCTTGCCATATACAATAGGGATTGGAGTTCCAGATCTAGCAGTCTGTTGTACACCACCAAATGAAAAAGATTTTATAGGGTCATTATCATCATCTGAAAGCTCTGGAGTTGGTGTGAGCAAGCCAGCTACACCACTAAGAACTAATAACATTCCAAGTTTTCCAGATAATGCCCACCAACTTATAGCTCCTTCTGTTAGAACTGGTGCTGCTAAAAATTTTCCAAACCCCAGACCTGCTGGAGCAAAAGCAAATCCAATTCCTATTAAGGCAATTCCAGCTATAATTTTTCCAATATTACCAGCACCAGCAACTACAGGTATTATTTTTATATCTAATCCACCACTAGGAAAGTCAAGTAATTCCTCATCAATATTATGTTCTCCTATATAAACTTGATAATTTTGTGTAGACATATGTTTATCTACACCAGCAAAATTTCCTCTTAAAAAATTAACAGCATCTATTGGTCTATTTAAAACTGCTTCATATTCATTCTTACCACCACAAAACTCTGCAAGTTCTCCATATAATTTTAGTTTACTTAACATAACGCAACCTCTTTCCAGTGCATTTTACAAGCCATTCCCCATAAAAATCCTTTGAACTTAGTCTACCTTCTATATGATGTAAAACCATCTGTTGTGGCAATAAAAATACACCGACATGATTTAAACCACGACTATTAATTGCAAACAATATACTATCGCCATGCTCTAATTGTTCTTCTTCTTTTAATTCTCTAAATCCTGTATCTTTAAAACATTTATCAAAATAAGGATTCATTCTAAAACTTTCTGGATCTGTAGGTCTTTCCCAATCTCTTAATTTAATACCTACTGACTCATAATAATCTTTTACTAAAGTCCAGCAATCATGTACCCCAAAAGAATAATGTCTACCTATTAAAGGAGCTTTATATCCTGATGATTCAAACTCATGCCATTTTTCTAAAGCAACTGCATATATGTACCATATTTTTTTTGAGTTTTCGCAAGCTGTTAAATCAGCAGAACTAGGATTCGGTGATTGATATGGATGCGAATGAAAAATGCCAACGATAGTCCCAGAATCTTCTGCATTAGCGTAATCAATAGGATTTATAATAAAATGATCGTAAGCATTTACTGCCATATTTTTACATTTTACATACCTTTTTCGACCCTTAATTACAACAACTAAACCACAAGCTTCAGACGGAAACATATCCTCTGCGTGTTTTTTTGCTTCTATTTTCCAATCACTCATGGAAAGCTCCTATGCCGGGAAACTGTCTTGGTAAAACTTGTCTTTTAGGAATCTTAAATCCCGGTAAATCATTAAATTGAGATAATTCAAATTCAACTATTTGCCTGTTTTCTGTGGACTTTCTTTCAATAAAATAAACCTCATTTCTACTTGTTGCATTTACATTAGCTGTTGACTCTCCATCTAGAAACATTGCTGCTGTTCTAATTCTGGTGACTTCAGCATTTAATAAATCATTTCCCGGTGTGACTTTGTTTACTTCTATAAGAATTGTAGAAACAGTATTTAAAAGATTACTTACTCTAAGTACAGGTCTTGCTTGTCCATCATTTTTCCCACTTTTATAATCAAAACCTTCTGCCTCAATTGGCATAGGACTATAAGTTTTATTGTTAAAAACAATAGACCCTGCACCAGCAGCAGTCATTCCAGAGTGCCAACGATATACCGTAGTTATTCCAGTTGCGTCTGTATAATGCAAACCTTGTATAAGCTTTAGCTCAAACAATTCAATAATTGCACTTGGATCAATTTTTTGATATTCACTAATATAAGAATCAGTCATGGTTCAAATACTTCAACAAAAACTAATTCAAGATTGTTTAAATCATTAGCAACTATTTCTACTGAAGGATTTTGACAAATCCATTTTCCAGTTGCTCCCAAAGGTGGACTCCAATTAAAAGATTTTGCACCATTATTACCGCCAGTAGCAGATGAAAGGAAATTCAATATATTATTAGTTACTGTATTAGATCTGTTTGAAAAAGTTAAAGCAAATGTTCTCCTAGA